GAGTGCGATAAAATTCTTCAAAGACATTCAAAAAGGTGTCGCCACTCCCGATGGCTGGCCATACCTCGACACCACCACATTGCCCGTACCGCCTTCAGGTGATTCAGTGGTGTTTTTCTCAAATCAAAAACGTAAAAATAATTTCTAATGGCTGACGAAAAGAAAATACCAAATCCCACGCTGGATGCAGATAAGCCAATAACGCCTTTATATCCGGGTGAAGTGATCGCCCGTTTACAGCGCCGTGTACCGGATAGAAGCCCTAAAGACATCCTGACATGGAGGGCTGCTATTATAGCCGCAGAATCGGTGTATTATCCCAACCAGCAGCGGCTTTTTGATCTCTATGATGATATTCTTTTTGATGGCCACTTGCGCGGTATTATCCGCAAGCACTTTGCCTCTATTGTCAACAAAGGCCTGTTCTTTCAAAAAAATGAAGACCGCGATAAAGACTTCGACCCGCTTATCAAAAGCAAGCCCTTCCGCACGCTATGTGTAGAGATATTATGGACAATGATGTGGGGTATATCGGGCATGGAGTTTATACCCGGCAAAAAGTTTGCATGGAAGAAAGTACCGCGCAAACACATTAAACTCAAAACCCAAAAGATCACTTTTGAACAAACCGGGCTGGATGATGGTATAGACTATACCGATCTGTGGAATGTATGGATACTCGGAGAAAATGGCGATCTGGGCCTTTTGGCTGCTGCTGCACAGTATGCATTATACAAGCGTGGCGATCTGGCAGATTGGGCAAACTATATCGAACTCTTTGGGATGCCTACCACCATCCTGAAATATGATGCCTATGATGAGCAGACCAAGATGGCGCTCACTAAGATATTGGATGATCAGGGCAACATGCTCCGGCTCATGATACCTAAGCAGGCCGATTATGAACGCCAGGAGAACAATAGCTCCAATGGTACCGGAGACCTGCAAGGTACCTTCCTTGACGCTATGAACAAGGAAATGGACGTACTGTTGCTGGGTGGCACCGAAAGTACTACCTCCTCCAAGAGCAGCGGTTACGGCCAGTCTAAAGTGCATAGCGACCAACATAAGGAGATCGTGCGCTTTGATATGGATTACCTGTTGGAATACCTTAATTCCGATCAGTTCCATGTCATACTTAAATCCTATGGCTATAATACCGAAGGCGGCCAGTTCGACTTTACCAAAGAGCTGGATATTGACTATTTATCTGCCCGTGCCGAAAAAATAGATCTTCCCCTTCTCAAAGCCGGGTTCCAGTACAGCAAAAAATTCATTCAGGATACCTACGGTGTCCCTGAACCTGAATCTGCCGATGATATCTTTAAGATCATCCCGATGGCAGAACCTGCACTTGACCCTGAAGAACCGGAAAGCGACCCGGCAAACCCTAAACAGAAGCAGCAAACTAAAAAGCGCGTACCTCCCAAATCTCAAAAGAATTTAGGGTACTATCTCAGGAAGATCAGCGGTTTTTTCGATTAAGCCCCGTACCAACGGGGCAAGAGCTCTTAGGGCGTATCCATGACCTGTATTTTGCAGGCCATGCGCATCTTCATGCACTGGCTGCAAAGGGTAATGAGGATGAAGAACTGGAAGCCGCATACGATGCTTTGATTGAGCAAATCTGGTTAACTAATACCGAAGGTGAAACCATAGATAAAGCGTCTGCGGTTGCCACCGCCAAAGATTTCATGAATGCCGTTTTTGAAGGCTATGGCAAAGATTTTGACAAGGTTGATTACAACACGCCCGACTATGACATGCTGCAAAACCTGCAACGAAATGTGTACCAGTTCAGTGGTGCCAAGAATTACCAGGAGCTGAAAGCATTAACAGAAGCCCTGTATGATGGCGATAGGTTGCGCACCAAAACAGAGTTCTTTGCAGAGGCTCAAAAAATAAGCGATGAGTTCAACCGCAATTTCAGGGATGCGGAATATGACACGGCTGTCAATGCTGCGATAAATGCAGGCAAGTGGCAGGGCTTTATGGAGAATAAGGATAGTATGCCCTTGTTGAAGTTTGTGGCTGTAGAAGATGACAAAGAATGTCCTATTTGCAAACCCTATAACAACGTCATACGCCCCATTAATGATGCTTTTTGGAAGTATGCTTATGCACCGCTGCATTTCAGGTGCCGATGCGGATGCCTACAGTTAGCCCACAATGATGCCGTTACACCCGGCAATAAAGTACCAGGGCCTGATGTGATTCCAAAAATGTTCCGGGTCAATCTCGCCGAAAGAAACCTTGCCTTCCCCCCTGGTCATCCATATTACGATGGCATCCCTAAAGAGGTGAAGCGCTGCGAGGTTACACTGCAACGTCCTATTATCCGCGAATGGGCGAAGGATAACCTTGCTGGCAATACCTACCATTCCGAAATAGGCAAAGTATCAGTAGGTATGAATGGCATTAAGAAGACACTGGCCACTTCGCACAATAGCGAATTTGAAAGGAATAATGCACTATACAAATTCCCGGAAATGCTTAAGTCGGCAAAATTTGTTAAGAGTGCCCCGGACGACAAGAAAGGGACATTTAAACAATACCACTATTTAGAAACCAGCATCAATGACAAGAAAAGCTATATCGTACTGCGAGAAACAAATGATGGGACAAAACATTTCTATACGATCACGGACAAACTTAAAAAGAAAAATGGTTAGTAGCCCTCGCCACCGGGTCAACCCAGCGCAGCATCCACCAACCATTTTCTATCACAAATATACAACATTTTCATAAATGCAAAACCCGCTGGAGGTACCAATAGCACAAATGCAGGCGGCGCTCACAAAATTGCAGCCGCAGATCATCCGCAAGATGGGTGCCCTCGCTATTGAGTTCACAAGGGAGAATTTTGCAAAGCAGGGCTTTCAGGGAGATAGTTTTGAGGTCTGGCCACAGCGAAAGAAAACAAGCAAAAAAGATACTGGCCGTCTGGTGCTCATCAAAACAGCCCATTTGTTGAACGCCACCCGTGTGGTCATGTACACTGGCGATAGCGTGACCATTGGCAACAATATGCCCTACGCAGCTATACATAATGATGGTGGCTCTATACCACATGCTGCACGCAATCAGATGCTCTATTTCAAGGTCAGTAAGACCGGGCAGGTACGTTTTGCAAAGTCTAAAACGGCCAAGCAACGTGCCGCAGCTCACGACTGGTATAATGCCTCCATAAGTGCCCACATTACCAATATACCGCGCAGGCATTTCCTGGGCGATAGCCCGGTGCTTAGAAAGCGTATACAGATCATGATATTACAGGAAGCTTACAATTACTTAACCAATATAAAATCAAAATGATGAACTCTCCATTTGCTAACCTATACTTGGCTTTGCAGGAATATATTGCTGGCCTAACTTCCGGAGGCGACAAGTTGATCGCCTATGTTGATCTTGACCGTTACCAGCTCTATGTCGAGGGTAACCCCCAGCTCGCTTATCCATCTGTGCTGATTGATTTTGAAGGCTGGCAATTCGAGCAAATGGGCGACAGTGCCCAGGCTGGCGAAGGGCAAGTGATCTTCTACCTGGTATTTGCGCCCTTTTCCTCTACTGGCTCTATTACTCCTGCACCGTACATGGAAAAAGGGCTTAATTATTTCGATATAGAATACCAGTTACACATAGCTCTTCAGAATTGGAGTGCCGGAGATAATTATGGGTCGCTCAACCGCATCAGCGCGACAACTGAAAAAATACGGGCAGATCGCCGCGTCAGGAAGATCATATACAAGCTGCGCCTTGAAGATTATAGTACTTTGACCGTCCCTGCAATTGCAGACGTGCCGCCAGTGATCACACCCTCTTTCCACTAAAACAAAAAAGCCCCGGAACGAAACCGGGGCTTTTTCTATGAATTATTAGTTGAACAGGTCACAAACTTAATACGGCAGACCAAGCCAACCAAATAATGTGGATATCATTTTATTCTAACCCTGCAATGCCATCTTGCACTTTCCCATTTGATATGACCAACGAAAAAGCATGACCACTCTTACAAAACTTGTTAGCTGCTGCTCTGGAATAACCTTCACTATTCACAAGCCAGTTTTCCAAATCTTCCAATGTTTCAAAGACGGGGCTTACGGGCGTCCCTTCGCTCACCGTCTCATACATTTGAAAATGAGTTGCATCTTCCGGCTTATAGTATATATTCCACGCATCAGGAGTTGGTGTACCAGCGTATTCAGCATAGTATTTGCAGCCATAATCTCCATTTTCCTTTTGATCTGGATGTTCTCCCTTCAACCATAATTGGTGGTTTTTATAAAATTCCTCAATGGCTAACTCATAGTTCTCTTCAAACATAGACTGATATTGTCCATCTTCATTTTTTGGATGTTCCCACCCCTTTGGTACTTTTCTGATTTCGCGTCCCATTTTTTTGGTTTAGTTTATTATAAATGATTATCAAATTATCACATCATCAAATTGCCACTACCATACCCAATGCGGCCACCTGCTCTTAAACACTTTCGTGTCCGGCCGCTCATTCTTCAGCTTTTGAAGCTTCACCATATTCTCATCTTCCAATAGCACTTCCTGTATCCTGATCGGCGTAAGAAAAAACTCTATGCTCAGCAGGTCATAGATCACATCATCCCTTTTATCTGTGAAATTCCGGTACCAATACAGCCTTGCAGCCATCAGCTCATTACGCATATCCATAAGCTTACTGTTGCGGCCTTCACGGCGCACGGTCTCGTCCACCTCTTCAGGCTCTTCATTATTCGCAAACAGCAGCAAATTTTTTCCTGTACGCATGATTAAAACGCTTTTAAATAGCTTTTGAATAAACTTTCAAACTGGCTTACCAATTTCGGCAATTCGGCTAAGGTGTATTGGTTCAATTCCTTTTTTAAATAACTCTTCTCACGCATCCATCTCTCAAATGCTGCCCAATTCAGCTTGCCGTTTGGCTGTTGCTCAAACCATCTTGGCATATCCATAGCAAGGGCTTTTATCTTGTTCCGCTGCTTTTTCTCGCTTTGCCCTTCAGGTGTCGCTTCCCACATCTTTTGCAGGTGCAGCCGCATATTGTTGGCTTCCTCATCATAAAGCCCTTTACTGCTTTCTACCCGGCTATCGCTAAATGCAGCGATCATACTCCTGTACGCCACCTCCGAAAGGTTCAGTTTCCCCTTCAACACATGTATTGCCACTATCAAATTCCACTTTGCCATTAGAATATCTTCTTTTTTAACTCCTCTATTTTTTTGAGTATATTTTCATTGGCCGCATTTATATACTTATCCATTTTAGCCATAATTTTTAGATGCTTCCTGAGCATACAGGCATAGCCAAAACAAAAGCCACCAGCCCATAGCATCACATCGTGCAATATCATCTCATGTAGTGTCATATATTTACGATTTACTGTAATCATCATCAAAACACCTGTCATTTAACCACGTATCGGGGTACTTATCATTCTTCCAGTTATTCTGTGTACAGAACCGTTTATAGGCAGGTATCACCGCAAACACCTTCACCTTGTCCGCTTTACTCAGCCGTTTCCATATCTTCTCTGCTCGTGATCTGTTTCGCTTGGCACCACACCACACCTTCCAAAACCGTTCAAAACTCAAATCTTCCGGTATCTCTTTTACTACAAACTTTGCGGCCTTCACCACCGCCAATGCCGTCTCTATCCAAGGTATCAGCCCAATCCATTTACCATATTGTTCAGTATCCAGCTCACACCGCAGCTCCAGCAGGCACAGTGCCCCACGATCATCATACTGCACCTCTATCTCCCCATCAATTTTTTCATGTGTCAGAATAAAGCTTTTCATATAATTAATTTGGCAGTTTACTTATCATAGCTTTCACCTTGGCATTGTAAGCTTTGGGGTTCAGCTCATTGATCTCTTTTACTTTTTCAGGATATATAATATAGGGTTCAGAACCTCCAAGCCTGCTTTTAACTGGGTAAGCCACATAGTCTTTTACGAAAATGGTAAACTCACCGTCAAACCCGATTTTACGCATCACTGTATTTTCAATCACTTTTCCTTCTCCGTGTGCTATCCATATCAGGTTGCGGTTCTTGCGTTCACATACACGCTTCGCCTTTTTATAGTTCGCTTTGGTAAACTCTGTATAATCCCCGCTATCAATAAATCCGATCTGTGGACTGTTCCGTTTTTCTATCGCTGTGCATAGATCGCGGCAGTAATGATCACCCTCTGCTTCCCCTGGCACCTCTTCCGACATTTTAGCAAAAGGGTTAATAGGTATGAACAGCCCTGATACCTCTTGCATATTGTTCAGCGATAGTGCCCTTTGCATCGTTGCGCTGTGTCCCTGCTCATAGCTCCACCATCCCACTTTATAATCATTCATGCAAAACGATTTTGCCAATTGCATACAAAAAGAACTCTTACCCTGCGAACTCTCACCATAAACAAGCCCCTGTATGCCAGCGGGGTAGTCACCCATTATGCCATTAAATTCCGCGCCTAATTTTAAATACTTAAATTTTTTCTTCAGAAGTTGATCTACTCCTATCCCGTGCATAGTGTCGTTGATTGTATGTGTGTTCTAAAACTTATTTCATAGCTAATTGTTTATTGTTCCCTGTACCCTGGTCACTCCAAATAAACCACCCTCATCCCCAACCTCACCGCTATGTCATGCTCCAACGTAGCACCCACACTATCCTTCCAGCAGGGCAACATATGCACCTCATCACATTGCAACAAAGCCGGGATACATTTTTTCATAGCCACAAACCACGTATCATGCCAGTCCACTACACTCAATGGGTTCACCACTTCAAACCCCTTATCTCTCAGTTCCTTTTCCCTGCTACCAAATTTTTGTGTAGCAACAATCAAGCTTACGCCGCTCACCTTCCCCGCCAAATAGATCCTCTTACTCATTGTTTATCTATAATTTTTTGAAGCTCCTGAACCAATATTCTTATCTTTTCCCGCTGTATCAGTATCTCATTACTTTCATCTCGGCCATGCTGCCATATTTGGATGATGTCTTTTTCAGTGGTATCTATTTCTAATTTTTTATAATACCGCTGCTTAATTATTATGTTCGCGTTCATTTCTTATCATTTTTTCAATTTCATAAATACAGGTCAATAGTATTATTGGAATGGGAGCAGCAATACTGTCTCCTGCGGCTCCAAGTCTAAATATGTTATCGGATAGCCCATCAGCCACAGGGAAAAGCGCGGGTTCAGCCATGCTTTCCTGATATTGTAAAAAAGGATTGCCTTGTGCCCCCAGTGTAATTGTTTCTTTACACGCTTCAAAGATTGCTTGTGCGTCAGGACATAATAACCCTCTCCGTCCTTGTGCATTGGCGTTGGCAACAAGGAATATTCGCTCCCTTTCATGATGGGCGCCAACGGATATAGCTGGTATATTGTACGCTTGGCAGGTGTAGCCGATACTTTCCAGATCAGAAATCTTTTGGTCGAGGACCAGGTTACTGACTGACCCAGCAACATTTTCGTTAATAATCCAATTGGGTCTGAGCTCTCCACAGATTCTATACATTTGCGGCCAGCGGTAACGGTGATCAGCCTGCCCAAGTCGGAGCCCGGAAGTACTGCTGGGCTGGCAAGGGTCTCCGCCACAGATAACGTCAACCCTTTCAAGATTTTGTTTGCCGACTTTGTCATCATTAAAATGCTTTTTTGTGTTTGGATAGTTTTGCTTTAAATACTTATGTGCCTCATATCGTTTTTCAACCTGCCAGCAAACCTCATATTTGCCCCCCCCTAATACGTTTGCGGCATAAGCAAATGCATCAATCGCGCCACTATACAAGCTTCCTAGTTTCAGTATCATTATCTAAATTCAAGCCATTTATTATTCTTAACAATCGTGGCAATAAACGGAAAGCCACGCTCCGGCACTCTCTTTATCCTGTCCATCAACACACCCGAACCCGTAAATAGCACCCGCTTTTCATCATCAATGGTGATTTGCAAATACAGGCAGTAGCCATTTCCCTTACCATCGTATTTCGAGTTTTCAATCCTGTAACTGTGTACTATTATTTCCCGGTTCAGTACCTGTTCAATATTTATTTTATTACCTATTAAGCCTTGATGTTCTGATTCAATGTTAAAGTCACTAAACTTGTTCATGTTGTGTGGTTAGTTTTTTTCGCAGGTGGCGGCTATTGCAGTGCTTTAGCAATCCGTTGTAAGAGGCTTTGGTACCTATACCGCAACCCTTCTTTAGCCTGCGCGAGTAGCGTTTTTTAGTTCGTTTTCTGATAAAACTGTATTTATGCCAGATCACATACCCCACAAAATCCACCCCTCTTTTCTCCGTGATCGGGAACACTTGGTAATTTGGTTTTAATTGTAGTTTCAATTC